TAAGTCACGGTCGATGTCGATGGCACGAACCCACCCTTGCTCATCTGGATTATGATCAGACTTGCGAGCAGCGTGTCGGGTATCACCGATCCAACCATCCGATGTGCGGTCACGATCTGGGAAGGAGTCATCGACCTGTTCCCTTAACTGTGAAGCAGCTTTACTTAATCTTGGTTTCATGGCGCAACAGGAAACTCCGCTGCATCTGCGATGCCACCTTGTGCAGGAAGATCGCGTAGTGCTTGACGATAAGTTGCCCACGCCGCTTTGTCAGCTGGTGAATCTGTTAGTTGAGTCCAGTCTGTGCGATTTAGTTCAGCATTACGCCATAACTTAATTTGATCCCATTTTTGATCGTTAGTTGCATCTGGAAACGCTGGATTGAATTGGAATGTCATATTATGCCGCCTCATATACGAAATTGACTAGAAATTGATCGTTAGTTGTCCAAGTAAATGGAACGGTTGATGATGTTGATTGTGTTGATACATAAGTTCCACCTGCCGCAAGTGCGAAAATAACTGCTTGCGTTGATGAAATTAAAGCGCATCGAGATGGGTATTGTGCAGTACCTGAATCTAAACAAGCTGCTTCGTTTAGTCCTAAATAACCACCTTGGACAGCCGTTGATGCGGTAATTGGTAAAGTAAAAGTTATTAAACCTGCTACTGAAGATGTAGAGCCTAAAATTACTCTTAATTGACAATGCACTAATTTACCTATTTGTGCGTACCTTGCCGAAACTGTTCCATTGCCTAAAGTGAAATCCGTGTAGGTCGGTGTCCAAGTTGTGTAACCACCTGCCCATTTTAAGCCAGTTGCTTCACCACTTGCAGCAACAAGAATCGTGTCATTTGCGCCAACTGCTAATCGTGCAGGTGTATCAGCCGCGCTTGCTGCAATTAGATCGCCTTTTGCATCAACAATTGCGTTTTGAATAGCATTAGAATCATCTTGGGCAACCCAACTAAAATCCATGTCTGTGTTAGTTGCCTTAGCCAAGACTTGACCAGTCGTTCCACCTTTAAGATCGACTAAAGAAGTATCGATGGCATTGACCGCTGTGCGAATAGCAAGCGCGCCATTCTTTACGAGATCTGTATTGTCTGGCTCTGGCCAGTTAAAGTTCGGACTTGTTGCCATTTAGTTTAGTGCTCCTGTCGCATTGTTCCAGATAAGTGTAGCATTTGTTGTATCCCATTTTATTGTGCTAGGCAAAACTGTATCCCATTGTGTCGTTGATAGTGAGAACTCTGTAGCTGAGATATAAAGCGTTATTTCGACATAACTAGGTGTGGCTCTTAGAGCTACATTCTCAACAAAGCCCTCAAAGGTTCCGCCCAGTAGATTGCTAGGCAAGTTGTTGATTAGCACAGGCTGACCGAAATAAACTCCCACGAGGCTGTCAAGCATTGCGGTGGTCATGTCTGGATTATCTAGACGAAAGGTAATAGCTCCTAGTGAGCCTTTAGGCACACGCCTTAGATTGAGTTCTCTATTGGCAATATCCGTAATGTCTGCAAGGTTCTTGATGTTAGAGTCAAATGAACGCTCGAACAGGCCGTAAGAGGCTATAGAGTCGGTATCAGAGGTACTGTAGGTGCTTGCGTATCCTGTGGCATAGCGATAGATAAGGCTGTTACGGATGCGAGCAATCTGAGTTGTGGATTTGATAGAGGATGGTGATGCGAATGAGCCATCGAGGAAAGTATAGCCATTTGTTGCGAGAGTGTTAGATCTGTGATCTGCATCGTCATAAGAGACATCTCCATCCTTCTCCTCGTAAAGCTGTCCGAGTGCGCTAGTAGCAATCTGATCTGCAAGGGTCTGAGACTTGGCAGAAGCACTAGCTGCTAAGGCAATCATTGTGTAGAAGCCTGAGTCAATAGTGCCGATGTAAGACTCTGCCTCATTCCATGTTACTGTGGCTGGATATGTATCCCATGTCAGGGTCGGTGTTACTTCTGCCCATGAAAGGTTAAGGGCTGAACCTAGAATGGCTGCAATCTGTGCGCCATCTAAGCCTTCTGCAAGTGCTGTGTTATAGACGACCTTTGTCAGTTTAGCTAATGAGCCAATGCCAAGAATTGTGCCAGTAGTAATGTAGCCAGTTTCTTCTGGGCTTCTGACACCAATGTTAAAATCTGAGACTTCTCCACCAAACACGGTGACATAAGTGCCGCTGCCATTCTTTAGCTCTAGAGTTACTGGCTCTGTAACATTGATGGTGAAGTCTGCCCCAGTAGTGTTGATAATCTCTACTTGGCAGTAACCTGCCGTGGCTTGGCGATCAATGTCTAAGCGACCAGATGCAAAAGAAACAGAGGTAACAGTCGTATAGACATCATCACCTACTGTCACTCGCCATTCTGGAAGCCATGTCATACCGCTATAAGTCCTCTGAGTGTGCCTCGGTAATTAGCCTCAACCAATACATTCTCAATAGCCTCAGCAATGGCGTTAGGGTCTCCCACGCCTGTATTGACATTGATGGTGACGCCTGCTGGCACTTGGTTGCCTGTACCACTTGTACCTAATCCAACGCTAGAAGGCATAGAAGGATTAGTTGGGGCAACGGATGGAATAGAAGCTCCCACAAAAGGCTTATAACCACCCAGTGCGGCTTGCTGCTGTTGATTCAGGGCATTGAAAGCAGAAGCAGCTGATCCAGCAAAGTTGTTAAAGTAGGTGGTTAAAGATGCTAGTTGCTCTTTGACTGACATAAAGTTAAAGTTCTTGAAGATGTCATCTAGTGGCTTAATGCCTGCGAGGGTGCTGACTAACTTCTCTGTGTTCTTCTGTGCCTCATCGAGCATCTTTGTGTATTTCTCGATCTGGCTAATGTTCTCATCTTCGATGGCTTTCATAAGCAGCAAGCGGATGCGATCTTCTTCTGAGATTTTGCCCTTTAGGGCTGCCTCAATCTGGATCTTTTGTAGGTCAAAGATAGCCTTGGCCTTAGAAAGTTTTAAGTTTTCCTTTGTGGATTTGGTCAAAGCGTTTGTAGATTTGACCTGTGCTGCTGCTGCTTTTGCAGCTGCTGCGTCTGCCTTCTGTGTATCTTGTGAGGATTTACTTATTGAAATATTACCCATGCCCTTGAAAGATCCAGCAGGATTATTCATTACAAAGAAGTTTTTAGGATCAAACAAAGATTTAGTAATTGCAATGAACTCGCCGGTCTCGCGTGTCAGGGCTGCAAATGCGTTGGCTATCTTTCCAATCCCGTTGATAACTGGATCAATAGTGCTAGAACCTGAAGCAGTTTTTAGAGCATCAACAAAGCCCTTGCCAATAGTCTCTTTGGCGTTATTGACTGCAACTTGTAACTTGGCAATCTCACCTGCGTAAGTATTGGCAGCAACAACTGATTGTCCTGCAAACAAAACATTGAGGCGTTGTTGAATTTCCTCAAATGATGATGAGGTAAGTTCTGCCTTGCTTAGTCCTACGCCTAGACGACCAAGAGCTTGATTCTGCCCTAGATAAGCCTTTTGAAGGCTTTGTGAAACCTGTGTAAGGCTTTTGCCTGTGCCAGCTGAGATGTCTAATGCGAGGTTAAGTAATTCCTGTGATTTAGTAACTGACAAAGTGGCGCGAAGGAATCGATCCATTGCAGGACGAAGTTCATCGTCAAGCACACCTGTCTGTTGCTCTAAGCGTGAGATGTAGCCATTGATTGTGCCTGCGTTACTACCGTAAGCGAGGCCAAGGTTGTTGAGTGTCTGTCCTAATGCTCTGGCTGCTTTGTCATCTTCTGCAAAAGCCCTGACTGCTAGACTTGCGCCACGAACTCCAAAGGCTAAACCAAAAGCCCCAGCTAAAGTTTTAACACTCTTAGTTAATTTAGCGGTTGCAGTATCGGCCTGCTTAAATGCTCTTTTGCCAAGAAACTCTGCCGCAATATTGATTGCTACATTACTCACGCGGCTCTCCTTACATCTACCATGGCTGTGCGACGATTAAACTTTGTGGTGGTGTTCTCAATAGACTTAAACACTGCTGCATTTGCTTTGCCCTGAGTCTTTGCCCATGCTCTGAAGATTAAGCGACCCATCATTCGATGATCGCCTTTCTTGTTAGGCCCATAGAGTTGCCCTAAATTAGAGATGAACTGATTGCCTGCGTATGGGTTATTGGATCTAGATACACCCTTAGATGCTCCGCCTGCGCGTGGGCCTACCCAATCTTGGCCTTGTCCATTCTTACGACCAGCCGTTTCATAAATAGCACCCTGCATAGATTTATTCTGGATGCGTACAACATTAACAAACCCTGCTCGGTTAGGCTTAGAAGGTGTTGTCTTATAAACAATGTTTCGACGAATCTCAGCTGCATCATACTTAGGGAAACGACCGCCCTTAGATGACTCGCGCTTTGACCAGCCAGACATAGGTGAGGCAAGTGGCACATAAGATCGAGCCTCATTAGTAATTGGCTTCAGGACTAAGCCCAATTCTTTTGTTAATTCCTTGGCTAAGTCTGGAGCATATTGCTTTAAGGCTTTACGAAGTGCGACCGCGCCGACTACCTCTGTTGCCATCGCTCACCTCTTTCGCCTCATCATTAAGCCCTTGCACTAATGCATCGAGCATATTTTTATCTAACTCTAGTAACTGCTGTGGCGCGATCCCCAATCTAATGCTTAGCCTAGCAATTAGATAGGTGAATGGAAGATCGCGCTTTAAGACAAAGGGTCTGAATCAAGCACCTCGACACTTTGTAGTGTCTCAATGAAATCCATACCAAAAGGCTTAACAGTTTCACCTGACCTGCGAGTGACTTCCCATGCCAACCAATAAACATCCGATTGC